GGCAATAGCTTTTTCATCATCAATAATAGGACGAATCTCACTATTGAACGTACCCCCAGGCTGTAAAGTCAGCTTTCTTCCATGTATTACTACAGCAGCGATTTGAGTCGGCTGTGCTGTGTGAGGGTTAGCTCCCCCCGTCTCAAAATCAAACACGCATATATCTCTCATGTTAGCCATGAATCTTATCCTTTAATAGGGAAGAAAATTTATTAACAGCTTCGTCAAGATTAGCATAAAGATTGTAGCATCTGTGCTTCTCAGACCATACTTGATACTTAGCACTACGCTTAATTATAGCATTCTTCATTACGTTGTCAATATTGCAAATGGATACACCATCAACATCAAGTGATCCGCCCCCATAAATAACAGCTTTAACGTCTTGTTTAGTCATCATAATTTAATCTCCATGACTTTTGATAGTAGATCAATCCCAAGAATGTCTAGTTTAACTAAACCCAAAGTCTCCAAGTCTCCCATCTCAAACGCCGCCACAGGTACTCCGTTTTTATCATTAATCATAGGACATACGTCCTTGAGCCTGTGTTTGGAAACAATCACCCCGGCGGCATGTTTTCCATGAGATTTATTCGTTCCCTCAATCCTAATAGCCTGTTTAAAAATATCAGCGAGTGGACCCACAAGATTGCCATCGTTATCTTTACGACACCAACCTTCTAGATCTTCTGACTGATTTTCCAATGCCCAATTGATAATGCTTTTATCTTCTGACACTTCTAGCTGGTCAGAGATTTCAGCTTCATTGGGGATGCTCTTTGTTATCTCGTTCATTTCGGTAAATGACACAGCGTCATTAATTCTCAGCACTTCTTTCAATGCGGCACGACCTTGGAGTCTGCCAAACGTGATCATCTGTGAGACGTTTTCATGACCGTACTTGTCCTTAATGTAGTCAATAACTTCATCACGATGCTCCGCTGGAACATCAACATCAATATCAGGCAGAGAGATATTGTCTTTGGTATTTCGTCCTTCATTATAGAATCTCTCAAAAATAAGACCATACTCAATTGGATCTACTTCCGTTATACCAATTAAGTAAGAGACTAAACAGCCAGCAGCAGATCCTCGACCAGGACCAGCAAGCCAGCCACGACGTTTAACTTCGTTTACAATATCAGCAACAATAAGGAAATAACCAGATAAATCTGCCTTGAGAATAACATCTAGTTCACGCTTGACGCGATCAGCATAGATCTTCTTCACGTTCTCATTATCAACCTTATTGGTTGTCATGATCCTAGACTTCCATCCTTCACGACACAGATGACGAAGATAATCTGGCTGAGACATATTTTTAGGAGTAGCAAAAGCTGGAAGAACGGGATTTCTAGCAACTTCATATTCTTCGCACATATCCTCAATACGGTCTAACTTATTGTTATCTTTGGGTGCATGAAGATAAAATCTATCCGTCTCAAAAAACTTTCTGTTGTCAAATTCTTCATCTGTCTTTAAACGCTTCTTGATCTTTGGTATAGTGGTTTTCATTCCAGAACATAGAAGCACTCTATGGCATTCTGCGTCTTCTTTAAAAACATAATACACAGGATCAGAAGTGTGGTCATATTTAATAAAACTAGAGCCAAATATCTTTCTATATGTTTCATTATTACTAATACATATAACGTTATTTTTTTTGGATACTAGTTGTAGAGCGTCGATTGTTTGATTAGAAACACATGCAATAACGTCAAACCATCCATCATGATTCGTTGCTATAAGCATATAATCACCAAAGTCACAACCAATAATTGGTTTGATTCCATGCTTTTTACATGCCGAGTGGAAGTCCACCGCACCAGAAATAGTCTTCATGTCAGCAAGAACGCATGATGTATAGCCAAGCTCTTTGGCTCGCTTGGCTAACTCATTACATTTAGAAAAACCACTCAACAAACTAAAATGCGTCTTACAGTTAATCGCAATCTTAGGCATACTTCAATAATTCCTCTCTAGTTGTTTTCAATTGCTCCTTAATCTTATCAATACCAATAGAATCTCTAGCACAAACAACTTCAGCAAGATATTTACCTATCCATTTTGGATTAAGTACTGTCATGTTGTAGATTGCAACATTGTTAGAAATTTCTGAACACTGTTTAGAATTGATGCTATTTAAAGTAATAGATAATGTTTTGTCTAGAATACTCCAAGGAGTTCTAGCAAACGGTGCATTTAGATAATACCATAAAGGAGGAAGGTTGTCAACTAAGGGAATAGCTCCCATTTTTATTGTTTCAAAAAACCTAAATGTTTCAGGGCTGTTTGCCCCATGTGGGCACAAAACAATTTTAGAATCATTAATAAGATGAATATAAGCTTCATGATCTAATCCCTTATTAAAACCATCAGTATACATAACTTTATATTTAAATTTCATCCCAGAATTTAACATTAAATTATCTAAGTTTCTTTTAAAACAATCTCTTGTTCCAGTTTTTGGAATTTGACCAACAAAAATAAAATCGTAATTTCTTTCTGGCAGAGGTTTGGGGTCTGGCATATTTGAAAAATCAGCAAAAGTTCCTATAGGCATAGGATAAACTAAGTTGTTCGTAGGATACAATCTTTGAAATTTATCCAACCAAGGATAATTTTGAAATATCATATGGACATCAGAAACAAACAAATCACATGGATTTATGTGTATTTCTCTTGATGTGGAAATTTGTATATTTAGCTTGTCATCGTAAAATTTAGGCCAATCTTGCTGGTCATATTTTACAACGACACGATAATTATTTGGCAATGCTTGAGCAAGTTCCTTGGCTACATCTAAGGTATAAACATTGCCCTGATCAAATTCTTGATGAATGTCAATTAATTCTGCCATTAGCCTGGAGCCTCATAGTAATTGGAATCAAACCCGTCACGCTTCATCTTCTCGGTAGTCTCATCATAACCAAAAGCAATCAAATGTTCTTCTGCATACTGACACATTGACGTATTTGTTCCAGGCCACTTAGTCTTATAGAAATTGCATAATTTTGTACACTTGAAACTTTTACGGTCTTTTGAGCAAGGCTGTGGAAAATCGTTTCTTGTAATAGACTTCCATCGTTTCTCCAACATACCAAGGAATTTTTGCTGATCCTCTTTGTCAAAGCACATGCTAAAAGGACCGCCATCTCTAATGAAAAAGATAGACATGATAGCCTGATCGTATTCTGGAAAGAGTTTAGATATGGCGTAGTTATATAGAAGAAGCTGTGGGTCTTCGCATAACTTTTCATATGTCTTTTCTTCTCCGGTAGCCCAGTTTAGGCGACGACCAGTTTTCCAGTCGATTACTTCTATAACACCATCATCTACTTCTGTTACGAAATCAATAGTGCCTTTAATAGAAAGTTGACCTTCTGCTTCTTTGCCTTTGCTATCCTTGTACTTAAATTTTGCCCACGGTTCCTCAATAGGAATATCGAAATGCGGTTCCGCAGCGACGATCTTTCTGTTTCTTGGATCGAACTGACCATCATTGTATTCAATTGCTGTTTGAACAAGCTCATCACAGAATCTATAATCAGCATCAGTATATTCATGAATACACTTATTAGTATAAGACACATATGCTTCTTTTAAAATTTTAGCTACGAACCTTTTAGTATACAAAGCCTTTGGAGTACATTGAATTCCTCCAATGGCATCATCTACTATTTTCAAGGTTTTAGCATCTGGATTATCTTGCTGCTCTTTTTTAAGTGTAGCAAGAACTTCCATTACCTTATGCACAATAGTTCCAAGCTGTGCCTTTTTACCAGACGGAGATTGATACCCCAACACGTATGTAAAGTAATATTGCATCTGACAGTATTCATAACCATTGTATGATGACGATCTAATGTACGGACAGAGCATGTATTACCCCTTTTTAAAAGTATGTATCCCAGTATTATTCTCAGCCTTTGGAGGATCTGGAATATTCTCGTCTCCCAGCCAGCCCCAAGATTCTAAAGCTTCCATAATTTCTATATTAACATCATGGATAGTCATTTCTCTATTGTCTATAACCCAATCAAATCCTCTATGTCGCCCCATCTGCTTTTCAGATTCATCATTGTCTTTAAAAGGGTTGCGGCATAGATGTATTACCTTACCTCCAGCCTTTTGAATGGCTTCAACTTCATTGACGAATCTACAATCATCAATCACAGCAACTAAAGGTTGTTCTAAGGCGATTCTTTGCATGGTATTTTCTAGCCAAATATCATCATAAATTTTTCTACATAGGCCAGTTCCAAACCATTGCAGAAATTCACGATGGGTAAGCTTTCCAGGTTCATGGTATATAAGTGTGCCATCTTCTATAAGTTTCTTTATTACTGTGCTTTTTAAGGCGTTTTGGTCAGTAACAACTCCAGGCATGTCTTCCCATCTATAGTGTGTATTTGTATTCTTCTGAGCATTGTTGCCATAAATACCTTCACGCTTTAAATTAAAAAGATTGGCGGCAATTTCTTTTAACACCGAGGCAAAAGAATACATCTTAACATAGGGCCACATATTATATCCCGCCCATTCTGCAAACTCAGGGTCTATTCTGTTAATGTCTAGAAATACACCAGAACCATCAGATTCATTTCCGTTGCTATCTCTAATCACAGTACTAACAGTCAACCTACCGTCTTCAAGAATTGCAAAGTCGCTAATAATATTATTAGCACGAAGTTGATAACCATGAATAAAATTAGCGGCAGTAGTCTTGCCAGCCTGTTTAGTGCCAGCAAAGGCTAGAATTCTAGTCATTAATAAGTCCTTTCAATTGAGGTTCTAGTTCTGATTTGACTTGATCGACAGGCATGTCGCCAACATCTTTAGTTGTAATAATAGGACGATAGTAAGAAAACCTTCGCCCGCATCGTTTAATGATTTGCTGATAGGCTTTTTGACCAGCTTCATCTGAGTCTGTAAGTATGATGACATTCATCACTCCCGATTCTTCAAGTATAACTAGCTGCTCTTCACCAATGCTACATCCAAAAATACCAACAGTTTGAGTGTAGCCAGCTTCGTGCATTCTCCAAACATCGCCTTGTCCTTCAACAAGGATAACAGAATGAGTATCTTTCATAGTGTTATATGCATGATGTATCCCATAAAACACATTTCTCTTAAATCCCTTACTATATAACCATTTTGGTTTTATTTCTTCGTTAGTGGCACGACCAGCACATCCAACATAGTTAAAGAATTGATCATATATTGGTGCAACTGCACGACCGCTCATTTGTTTACCAGTTTCGGAAGATAAGCCTACGTCAAAATGGTTAAGAATTTCTGATGACCATCCACGTTTAATAAAATATTCTGCTGGTATAGAGAGTCTTGATCTCACTTGCTCTCTTGATGGCCCACCTTCTTGAGGTTGTGTTTTCTTGCTAAACACATCAAGAGGATCAAAAATATTTACTGGTGTACTTGATATGTCGCAATTATCACCAATCAACGACATACAAAAACGTTCTGTCTCATCAAGCGACACATTTCTATGCTTACGATAGGACAATACTCCACGAACAAAACCAAATAAACTATTTGTCCATTCTTGCTCGCATTGATGCGTCCAACATCTCCAGTTACCTCTTATAGAGTCTCCGTCAGTAAATATGGTACAGGCATTTTCATTATCTCCCCCATGTACTGGACAAGCACAGGAAAGACGATTAGGATGCTCAACATATTCTATGTTAAGCTTTTCCATCAGTCGCGTTAGATTTGGTTGCTCTGCTAGATTATTACAGATCTGATAGATCTGATTCTGCGTCAATGTCATCTTCTATTTCAAATCCTTCTTGGTTTGCTTGTTGAGGATCGTGGATCTGATTTCGAGTACGGCTTTCCTCAATTTTCCCAATCGAACCATACATTTTAATGCTAATATAGTCACCGTCATCAAGACCAGAACCATGACGAGCAACAACGGGTACAAGTTTTCTGTTTCCATATTGAGCGGTATCCTCTGCTATTTCTTCTTCTGATTTCATTTTAAAGATAGTAAAACTAGTGCAAAGCCATATTAATCTATCTGAGCCAGAAACAACATCTGTAGACTCTTTAGTTATACCATCACGATTTAACTGAACAAAACTTAAACAAGGAACGTCATATTTTACGCAAAAATTATGCAGCTTAGTTATCTGAAATCCGAGGACTTGGTATTCCTGCATAGAAGCAGAAATGCCCTCTGAACCCATAAGCTTTAAATAGTCATAAACTATTAGGCAGTCTTTAGTTCTGCCATTCTCGTCAAAACCAACGTGCTGATAAATCCATTTTCGCATAATAGCAAGAATGTTTTCAAATGACTGACCAGCAATGCTAATATAGTGATAAGGAATACTTTTTAATTCCTCCACCGCTTTCATTACTTTTTCTCGATCAATTGCGTTTTCAGAAAATTTACCACTAGATATTTTATTGATCTCTACGCCACTAATAGACGCAAGCATTCTATTATAATGATCGTCTTTGCTCATTTCGGTGTCCAGCATTAACACAGGAATGTTATGCTCTTTAGAAACATGAACAGCGACAGCATCGCCAAACATAGACTTACCAGTTTTTGGGCGAGCGGCAATAAGATCTACAGATTTTCTACGCAGTCCTCCACCAATAGATAAATCAAAATGTGGAAACCCGCTTGGAATACCAACATAGTCTGTTGGGTTCTCACAAAGGAACTCTATATATTCTTCAAGGCCGTCCCCAAGCATTTCAGTTGTTTTATTAGAAGACTGATAAAGAGTGCCAGTTGCGTCTAGAATGGGTTCTTCAACCTTGCCAATTATATCCATTAAGTCTTCGTCGCCAGATACATTCTGTATGTCTTCAGCACATGCTGTAAGAGTTTTACCTAAATCTCTAGCTAGTTTCAGTTTTGTTATTTTAGACGCATGAATAGAAACATTTTCTTTATGTATTGGAAAATTAAAAAGAGAACGTATAAATCCAATCTCACGCTTGTTGTGAATCTTTTCATAAACGCCAAGCTCGCTAGCAGTTGATAAAATAGAAGTTAGATCAACTTTGGCATTTTGGTTTATAATTCTAGAAATGCATGTATAAAGAATTTGATTCATGCTATCAGTAAAATGATCAGCATCTACGAAATCCATTTCTAGATACGCATCTAGTCCGAACTGGCATAGTCCAGCCAGTACGGCTCGTTCTGAAGCATGATTCTCTAATTTACTCATCGTCTAATACATCCATCGCAGACAAACCATTCACGTTTATGGCTCGGGTGGGTTTTTACTGTTCTACTGCATTTTTGGCATTTTTGCTCAATCATTTTGAATGGCTTTCTTTTTCGTTCTGCAAGAGAAATTTCTGGAGTTTCAATGTTCTTATCAGATCCATCGTCATAAAATTTGATTTCTCTCTGGATTTTATTTACAGCAATTCCATTTTTTTTAGAGTTATCGTCTTCTGTACGCATTTTAAATAAAGAAAAGTCTTCATGATCTTTTTTCTTCTGCGGTGGATCTTTTTTTGGCTGTGGAACAACTGCTTTCTCTACAGAATTACCTGTGTTTTCTTCCAATAGCTCATTTGCTAGCATTATAAGTTCATCATCTCCTGTGTCAATAGCAAGTTTGATTAGCTTCTTAGCTTGTTTTATTTTATCCATTATCTTCTCCTAGATAAGTTGAGTAATATTTCTGATAGTTTTTTAGTATTTTCAATAGAGTGCTCAACAGAAGTTATACGGGCTTGGGCATTTATTTTTACTTTTGTCATCTCCTTAGCAATCGGATTTTCTTTGACTGCACTGTAATATTTTTCTTGCCACTTAGCATATTGACCGCCATAATTGTTTAGCTTATCCGATATCATATACCATATGCCATCATCTGCCCACTCTAGTGCCATTTTCTCTTTCGCTAAAACATTCTGCAAATATTCTGCATATGCAGTAAGACAATAAGCTCCTATGTTGCATTCCTCGCTTGACAATCTTTTCAGTTGTGCAATATCAAGATTAAGATATTTTTCTACTTCTTCATTGCGTTCGATTTTTAGTCTACCAACACCCTGAATCCAGTTTTCAATATCTTCTACAAATTTATTGAATCTTTCTTCGCCATTCATCAATATCCTCATTATAGTTTAATTCTATCAAGTCTATATCATTAATCCTACACCACTCTCTTTTATCATTATCTCTTGCTTTGGCCTGATAAAACTCAAGCTTAGTCTTAAAGAAAAAAGTATTAAACTTATAGTGCTGTTCTCCATGAACTTCTACCATAATCTTTCTATTTGGTAAAAACAAGTCAGCACGAAGAACGGTTTTTCGGAATTCGCTTTTACTTCCTGGCAGCGACAACTCTTCAAGAATTCTATCAAAAGGATAAATTTCTTTAAGTAATGCTCTTGCCTTTAAATGTAGTTTTGATTTTTTTTTGCTGGAAGACTGTGAAGACGTTGGATTCCAAGAGTAAGTTTTTTCATCAAGCCCTATGATTTTCATAGTGCCTCCTTAATCTTATCCTCCATAAACTTAGCGAGCTTTGGATTTTCATTAAAAAAGTTATATAGGTTTTCCATTCCTTGAAATTTAAATGCTTTGAGTATTGATTCTGTATTTTCAGTGTCTATATCTGGATTAATCTCTTTAGCCATTTCTGGAAAATCAGCAAGAAACGAACATGTCAACCAAGCACCAGCTTTGTCAATAAATCCAAGCTCTACAGCAAGACTAAGTACTTCTTGAACTTTATCAATGCCATGACCATACCTTATATAGCTTTGCACATTGCCTCCAGGTGGCCCCATAGAAGAACAAATAATCTTCCAGTTCACAACTTGACCAATTCTATTTTTGTTTGAGTCTATCCAAGGACTAACTGCTGAAACCTTTTCTCCACCTCCAGCAATCTCCATTCTAGTATCTGCTTGATATTGAATTTTATTGCCGCCATCTGCCATCTTGGCTTTGCCAAAACCAGAAGTGTTAGCGATGTAATGAGTAATAGCGATAACTAAGCCACGCTGACGAGGTAATAATTGGCCCATCTTTTTTGTGAACACAGACAAAATCTTAGGAAGTCCCGCACGACCAGGACTCATATCTCCATCTAATTCTTTAGATGGGGTAAGTGAGGATATTGAATCAATCACAAGAATACCTCTATAATAATCTGGATGACTCATCATCTTGTATGCAACTTCTAAAAAATACTCTGCCGATAGAGGCTCATCATCTGGATGCACAATCTTCATTTTAGACGGATTAAGACTTGCAACGCCAAAGTTCATTTCTTTCAGTCTTCCTTCAACGTCTAGATAAATAATAGGGCGATTTTCAGCTTGGCAATTTGCTATAATTTGCATACTGGTAGTAGTCTTGCCAGATTTTGGATCTCCAGTAAGAGTGACCCAGCTTCCTTCTTTAATGCCACCACCTAGAGCTATGTCAATAGCTGGACTAACAGATATAACATCATAGTTCTTTTTATCTTGCAATACTTTGTCGCCGTCAGAAATGATATTGCCATATTCTTTCATTAGCTTGCTCAAATAGTCATCATTCTTTGCCATTGTCTGCTTTCCTCAATTTAGATAGTAATGAATTTCTTGCGGGCCTATTTGTTCTTGGTCTAAACACCATATTATCAGCCTCAATAACCTTTTTGGCCTTCTTTGCTTCTTCTTCAATTATTTTCTTAGACTTTTCTAGCCCTTCCTTTACAAACTTATTAAGTATGATAAATTTCTTATTCTTATTAAGATAGCCCAAAGAGTATGTACGCTTACCATTTGGGCTTTTTAAGTAATGAAGCAAAGCTTTTTCGCCATAGCGTTTTATGGCCGTGTTGGCGGCACGAATTTGTGTTTGATATTCATCCTTCTGGGCCTTGTTCCAGAACTTGAAAGCAAGACTACCATTGTTCTCACGCTCTCTTCTTCTCATGCAAACCATTTCAGCCACATATTGTGCGGCAGTACATGGCTCACCCGTTGAGTAGCTTTTGAACCGTTTCGTGTTGTCTTTTTTTTGATCCATTCTTAAATATCATATTCTCAAGATTTTCTTTTGTCAATACCCTGGTGCTATGTCGTCGTTCAAAATCAGAAATAGGCCAAGTATATTTACCAACATCAATACACGAACAATCGTCACGTAAAAGTCCTACTGTTAAGGTTTGATAAGATTGTGAGTGGCTGCCATCCATTGCTTGGTCTTTAGCCACGCCACGCATTATAAGCAGTCCATCAAGTCCATTTGGGTCTTCAAAAAAAACCTCGCTAGGAGCACCAAACATATGTAAGCTTACCTTAACAGGCCACGCATCATTTTCTTTGCAGTAATTTTTTAGTCTTAGAATAGGATTTTCAAATCCCGGTCTATCATAATCTCCATATACAGTTGTTCCATCTGTAAGAACTACTTCCCAGCTTATGTATAGCTTATTATAGCAAAGATCTTGTAGATAAGAATCAATTGTAGTGCATATCATATTTAATCCCTAATTTTATGAATAGAGTTTCTATATTTACGTGTTTCGTATACATTTTTTGCTTTTGTTCTATCATCTGATGAAATAGAAGCATTTTCTGTCATGGCAACAACACCATATTTTTTGTTACGTGCATACAAATTCATGGTGCTGGTTTCTTCCTGACTTTTTTCTGGCGTAGCTAAGGTTGTGCGATACTGGCCTATAGAACTCTCAGAGCGATCTAACTTACCAGATAGCTCCGCATTAGATAAATTAAGATTATCTTCAATGAATTCTTTGTCCTTGTTTGATAGCGGTCCCTTTCTCATTAGCAATCTCCTTTACATTAAGTTACGTCTAGCTCTTGTAAAATAAAGAGTATTTTTTGTTTCTAGAAATTTTTTGTAATTTTTAAAAGTGTCTGAAGTTACCTTTTTAAAAGTTGCAAGTCTTTTGGCAAGCGATGTAGTCATAGAAACATTATGGGGGTCTGCTAATTCCCCACGACTATATTTTATAAAGTATACAGGCGAGCCATCCACGGTAGAACAGAAAGCAAACGCTTGATCTTTAGCAAAGACCTGTTGACCATTTTTACCAAAATACTCAGTAACAACCGTTAGTGGTGCTGGAACTCCAATTTCTTCTAGTTCTGATTCCTCAATCTTTTTCATCTTCTAACCTCTTGAGTTTTTTCTTTAGGATTTTTATAGCTTCTGCTTCATTAGCAGCAGAAAAACATAATTGTGCTTTATTACTAATGCCGTACTCGCATAATATCTTATTGCCAATAACCTGATGATCCAAAGTTCCATCTTTATGTATTTTTCTTACATCAATTTTAAATGTTATTACAACATGATGTGGACACGATTTACGGTCTAATTGCTCTTGTTTTTTGATTAACATTAGTCACCGTTTTTAATCCAATTAAGCTGCTGTTTTGGAGTCATATTGTTAATCTTTCTATGTCTCTCGCGTGTTTCTTTATGTTTAACATGATCTTCTACCATTGCTTTTCTATCACGATCTTGTTTTTCGTAGGTTCCCATTTTTTGAGTATTACGATCAGCCAAGTGACCAATAGTCGATGGTTCACCGCGAATAGCTATTGCGGGAGGAGTAAGAAATACTTTTACTAGAGTTTTTTTTCCACACTCTGGACATTTTAAAGTAGAAGGGGCATCATGTGCTTGAAAAATTTCAGCATAATATGCACATGGTTCACATTCAAAATCATACGTTGGCATTTTGTTCTCCTTCAAAGATATAGCAGGGGCCACAACTATGGCCCCGGCTACATTATTATCAATCGAAACAAGAAAATTTTCACAAAGCAGCTAAAATGTCAGCAATAATTTTATTCCTAACAATATCTGCACCAAACAATTTGCAGACAGCAACACCATCTATTTTTTCTAATCTGGTCATGCAGTCATCAAGCCCCCCTTCAGCATGATCATTTAAATCTGTCTGGGAAATATCTCCATTAATAACAGCTTTAGAACCCATGCCAATTCTAGTTAAGAACATTTTAATTTGCTCAAAGGTTGCGTTTTGAGCTTCATCTAAAATCATAAATGAATTATGAAAATTTCTTCCACGCATATACTCTAGTGGACACATTTCAATAATATTCTGACTCTTAGAGAGATTGAATGTATCTGCCCCAAGATAAAGTTTCATTTCTTCTATAATTGGAATTAGGTATGGTAGAATTTTTTCAGTCAATGTGCCAGGAAGATAACCAAGACCACGACCAGATTCTACTACTGGCCTAGTGATAATTATTTTTTCAACTTTAGCTTCTAGTAATGATTGACACGCTAAACCAACAGCTAGTGCTGTTTTACCTGATCCAGCGGGTCCGCTACAAAAGGTAACGTCATTATCAATCATAGATTTAATATATAGTGCTTGATTTTTTGATTTTGGCTTTAGTACCTTTCTTGCTGGAGGTTGAGTTTTATTATTTGACACTCTCTCTCTTTTTTTGCTCATGTTAATAAGGTCCAGTGTTGTTAATGGAGTAAATTGTACTATTTTTTGCTACTATAAAATCGCTATACTCATTTGTATATGTTAAGCTAATTTCCACATTCCCTCCCCCAGTATCTCCTCCGCTTTTTGAAATACTTGTTAAATAGTTTTTTGTACCTAAGTCCCAAATAAAATAGTCTGACCCTGTATTTCCTGTGACTTTGATTGTTTTGTTAGGATTAAATTCCCTATCAGAATTTCCTAGAGATTGATTCGGATATATGCTTCTTGCTATGCCATTGAATGTAGCAGTTACGCTAACTGGAACCACTAGAAAGTCCCATAAGTTTATATCTGTTATGCTATCATAACCTCTCCAAATCCCTACATCGTTTAAGTTTGTATATTCTAAATCTAAAGACAGATTAATTGACTGTATGCCGTATACGGTAGAGTCATTTACTGTTAATGACGCATCGGTATTAAAAATAGCTTCTGCTTCTTGCGGCAAAGTAAAACCTATGTCTGTGCGTTTTAAAATATTTCCAGACTCAGTACTGCCATTTGCTGGCACTGTTGGCAGGCTAGCAACACTTACTGTACCGTATTCTAACTTTTTGCATGTTAGGGTTATGCTTTCTGTAATTATGCTTGCAACATTTATATCATACGATAACGAGTTAAGCAGGCATCCTCTATAGCACACATATTTAATATTAGCAGTATCTCCAATATTAGCAGCGGTATCATCGCCATATAGGATAAAAATGTCATAATTTTTTAAACATTTTGTGTCTGGATTGTATTCCCCCTGCGACCCGATGTTATCAGAGTGCAAGATATGAGTATTGGGATAGCTGCTACTATAATTTGCTGTTGTATAAAAGGTGGAACTTGTTTTATTTAAGACTCGTGATATATTAATATTGAAAACCTTTTGGCGATCTTCATATCTGAATTTTTGTTGAAATCTGCCAGAATCAGCAAGAGAATTAGACGGAATGTCTCCATCTATGCCAACAGCTTGAACACCAGTAAGATAAGTGGCATCTGAAATACTATCTGTGGCTGGCTTAGTATTGCGTTCGATAAATAAAACTGCCTGACAAGCCCAGAATACTCTATTATTTACCATGTGTTAACCTTTTAGGAGCATCAAATAACAATACTATATACACATTGTTACTTTCCACTACTACCAAATCCACCAGTTCCTCTGTCGCTTTCATTTAGTTCTGAAACAATTTTAATGTCTGGAGAAGAAACTTTTTGGATTAATAGCTGTGCTATTCTGTCTCCAGATTTAATATGATAGTGTTCATCAACATGGTTTTGTAAAATGACACAAACCTCTCCACGATAACCACTGTCAATAACGCCAGCTAAAACATCAAGACCAGCCTTGAGTGCCAACCCAGAGCGAGGCCAAATAAGACCAACATGATTAAACGGAATCGCAATTGCGATTCCTGTTTTAACCATAGCTCTATTTCTGGATGGAATTATAGTATCTTCTAAGGCATAGAGATCATAACCAGCATCACTTTCATTAGCTCTGCTTGGCACAATTGCGTTTTCTGATAATTTAAGTACTTTCAATTCAATATTTCCACAACAGTCAGGAATTTTTATAGGCGAATAAATATTTGTCATTATATCTCCTTGTCAAATAATGTCACATTTACCGCCAGCACAAGCTATTTCCTGTACTGGATTCACATTGTTCTGTTCTTCAATAACATTAGTATAGTCAACCTCTTTATATTCTCTAGTCATATCTAGCCAATCTTTCCAGTTGTATGCATCTTTCATGGCGTATGTTAACATCTTCAAGTCGCCATTCATGTATCTGTCGGCAAAACGCTGGCATCGCTCTTGATAAGCTTTCTTTTCTGTTCCCTTTATTTTTTGACCAAACCCAAGAAGACTATCACATGCCGCCCATAAATTATCTTCAAACAACTGTAAACCAACTTCAATTAGGCCGCTTACAAACATAGCCGCATCACCATAGTGCTGAATCTGCTCGCTTGGCAGATAGACAGTGGTAAATGGTGCTTGTGCATAATCTTTATCTCCAGCAATAGGCAAAAGTGACACTCCACAGAAATATTTACGGTTATCATAAATAAAGTCTGTAACAGCATCCCATTCATCTGGTTTTACATTGATAGTATTAGAAACATTATGGACTAACCACTTCTGAGTGCAAAGCTCTGGATTAGTGCCGTTCATAACCCAGTTTTGCTGTGTGCTTTTAACATATTCTAGTAAGTCAATAGCACCTACTTGATTCTTTAGCTTTGAGCCATCTGGCACTTCTACGCAAAATGCCACAACGTCATCTGAGTCATTATTTGACCATACGCTTTCTGCACATGCTCTTGGGTTTTCTTCTTTAAAATATTGATAGATTGGTTCCATCTTGTTGGCCTGCACACGGCGAATGTACCGCTTGGCGTGATGAGGATGAATACCAGAAGATGTCCCAAGAATACAGCTAGAGGTTCCTTCCGGCTTAACGCATGTTGTACGTGCGGCCTGATTGATACCTAGCAGCTTTGCTATCTTTGCGTTAACTTCTTTAACAATAGCCGCACCCTTTTGTTGTACTTTTGGATTTAAGCATATCTCATGCTGCTCCATGATTCCTGTCATTGAAACACCAAGAAGTGCTTCTCTAGAAATAATACGCTCAGATGCTTCACCAAGATATGGAAACTTAGCAAAACCGGCTTGTAGTGTGCCAATAATGGCAGCAGATTCACAAGCCTCATAAAAATCTTGCTCTGTTTTTACTTTTGCACAATTAATAGTTGATAGATTGCAAGCTTGCCATCCAGTTTCGCCAGTTGTTTCATCAACAGGCCACATTCCAATCTCAACACACGGGTTGACAATTAGCTCTGTAGAATCTGACCATACAAATCCAGGCTCACCAAACTCCTTAACAGAAGTCATTAGTTCTGCAAACTGTTCTTTTGTTGTTTCTCCACGAATAAGAAGTGCGGAATTATTTGATCGTCCACGCTGTGGATTGTTGATAAACCAACTACCAGTTTTAGCTTTAGCCATTTCTTCATCATCTGGTGAGAACACACAGATCGTAGCACTACGACGAACGCCACCGCTGATAACAGCGTCGGCACTATACATTACAATGTCATATGCTTCAATTGGAGTAATCTTATTTCGGCCAGATTTAACAGCGTTATCAAGCACCTTCCTAATGTTATTAAGGGCTTTCTTTAGAGGTTCTGGGCCTGGAGCTTTGCCTCCGCTGGACTTTAAATAAGCACCAGCAGGACGAATCTTTGAGTAATCAAAGCTTACAGTTTTTCCATTATATTCTGAGAATAAATCGCATTCTTCAAAATAGCTTGAAACTAGAACACCAACAGCGTCTGACCAACCTTCTATGGAGTCATCAATTACAAACTTTTTTGATCCATTCTTACTTTTAATTAACGGCGGCATTTTATCTACATGATGCCGCTGGACCGAAAAGCCAGTTCCACATCCACATAGCAATAGATACATACATTCTTGAAAAAATCTTAGTCTATCAACATAAGAAGCTATGCAGTTATAGATACGAGCATTATGCTTGAAGATAGGAGAGCCACCAAACTGTAAAGCTCTCTGCGAACCAAGAATTTTTTTCTTCTTCATATCGTCGTAGGCTTTAGATATAGCCTCGGAAATTTCAACATGATTAGAGTCTTCCGGTTTAACGTAAGCGTCAGTCATCATTTGTTTTACGCGATCAACAGCTTCCTGCCATGTTTCTCTTCTTTTTTTTTCTGGAATCCATCGGGCATACTTAGATACAAAAGTGTAATTCATCAAAGATTTTATTGACATGCTTAACCGTCTCCTTCTTTATTCTTTTTTATTCTGACTCTTATGTTCTTTAGCGATATGTTAATTTCGATATCTTCCTCAGATTCGTTGACTTCTATATTATCAACAACAGACTTGATTTTGTCAACCATTTTTTGGTCTATTCCATATCCTTCTAATACTTTAGTAACAATTCTCTCTATCATTTTCTACTCTGTTCTTCTTTCTTCAACCATCCTGAGAAGATGATCAAATTTCTCTGTTATTAATGTATTTATTGATAGCTTACAGTCTGTAACATTGTGCTCAATTGAATCAATTTTTGCTTCTAGTTTGCCTTCTAAGGCTGTTACTTTGTTTTCAATTGAAAGCATTCGTCTATCTAGAGAATCGTTCACTTTTGACTCCAATACTACTATTTGTTTAGAATGATTTAAAATAGCTACGAGGGTCCAGCCAACGAAAGGGATAAAGAATAATCCCAAGGCTTCTAATGTGTGGTGAATCATTTCCCATGTAGATGATTCTTCTGCTAATATATACATTATACTTCTCTCTGGTTTTTAAGTTGATTAAAAAGATGGGGAGACTTCTTGCCTCCCCATCAATCATGCACTATCAGCTCCTTTGTTTATTTTACTTTAGCCTGTTATTGGCTTGTAATCAAAGAAATCTCCACCCGTTGCTACCGAAGTGTCTACAAAATCAACTTTCATTACTAGTTCACCAGGAATAGTTCTGGTTGGATTAGCGGCTGAGTCTGTACGATAACCACTTCCACCACCAACTGGATTTACCATGTTTGTAGTTGAAAGTGTTGGTAGTGAAGCTGCGACTACATTACCACCACCAGAAGTGATAGCGGCAGTCCAGTTGTAACGAGTACCAAGCTTGCTACCATCAGCCTTAATGCCGAGCCATGAGAAACGATTACCTCTCCAGAGAGTAAGAAGTTTCGCCCCGTAGTCATGCTCAAACTGAGCAATTGGACGACGCTGAGTATCTGATCCTGGGATAAGAACTGCTGTTGAAGCAACGCCAGCAATGCTGTTGCTTACTGTGCGAATTACATACTGACCCGCAGCTTCATAAGCAAAAGCTCCACCTGATACAATCTTTTGATTTGCAACAATGCCATTGGCGATAGCCTTTGGTCCTGTTGATAGAGGCTCACCAACAGCGGTATCAATAAGAGGAAAAGCCTTTGTGATGACTCCAGATGTTGTTGATGTGTTACCGAGGACTGTTCCGCCCTGTGTTTGTCCACCATAGCTGCCACCTACTGCATTTACTAGGTGTGAATTTGAACTTGGAACTGCCATTATAAAAATCTCCTTAATAATAAAATTAAATGTTAAATTTTGTTTCCTTTTTATCCTTTTACAGTCCAGGTCCATAGTAATATTTACACAGAAGATGCGTTTCTAAGATATAAAATATTGGGTAGCGGAATTGATATTCATAAACGCTACCCATATTCTTAGTTAAAATTTTTACATACCTTGAAGGCTTTCTTTATTCTTCTCCTTGCGGTTTCTCTAGAATATCCATTAGCGTTACCTATTTCCTGAATCGTCATGTTGTCAATAAATCTTTGACGAAGCACAGTTCCTAGATCGTCTGGCATAGAGTTGATAATGTCCATTGCTTCCATTTTAACTGTTTCTGAAAAGCACTTTTCTATGTTGTCAGTTGCAAAAGATTTGTTTTTTGAATCACGTTTCAGTTGATTCTTAAAAGCAAAATTTAGTTGCTGATAAAGATAAGATGTAAACTTTGCATTTCTACTTGTGTCAAATTTATCAATGCATCTCCAGAGAGTTTCATAAGAAACTGAAGAAAGATCGTCTACATCAATAGAGTTCTTATATCTTCCTTCAACTGTTCTCATTATTGAAATTATGCTGTTGTCGGCCAAACATTCTTCTATGCTTTTATTATACATGTCAATATCCTTTTCAAAAAAATAAGTTAATTATCAATACTGTCTTCAACCTCATTGTTATCATCTGAGTGCAGAACGATTCCACCTAATTTATCTTTTAAAGCTATCAGCTTATTAACGTTTTCAAGATAGGTTTTATTTATCTCGTTTGACGTAACATACTCAATAGATCCGTCTGCTGTTACCATTATAGTCCAGAATTTTTCATTGTCAAGCTGTTCTCTAACTTTGGAAACGGCTTCATATACATCGTCGTCTTCAAATATTTCATCTTTACTATATGAACATAGAACATTTTCAATACTATGTCTAACTTTTTTTATGGAAAACATCCTACCGACGCCAATAAAAAATGTATATCTGCCAATAATTTTTAGAGCTTCGACGCCTTCAATGGATTCTATAGTTTTTTGTATATTTTTTGTTATGTCAAAATTAGTGTAGCCAATCCAGCAATCCCATCTTTCGCTTGGTTGCAACAACGACTGTTCATTATAAGCCCCAAGTGGAGTTTCTATCATTCTAGCCAGCCCACTGAGTGCCATAAATGGGTGCATTGCCCCATCTGCCTCCGTTTCTTCTTCGTCGTCTTCTATTAATTCAAAATCACCATCGTTAGCGTATCTTTCTTCTTCTAGTGCGTTCCAGCTTTCCCAGGCGATTTTGCGTGATTTAAACATTTCTATCTCCTTGAGCAGTTGGCTTAAAAACGATTTCTTCATCGTTTAAATTATCTAGCACTTTTGAGTGTATCTTTTTCAGTATAGAATTAAAATTTGTCATTCTATCTTCAAGTACACACTGCTTATAAAGAACAGCTAGAATTCTCTCAATTAAATCTTCGTGTTTAAGTTGATAGAATATTTCTGCTATGTTTTCTATGCCTTTATCGTTGTCTTCCCAATCAGCGGCAAAAGCTATTGTTTCTGCTTTTTCATCCCAATAAATATATAACTGAGACTTAATTTGACCAAAAGCTTGTTGATCTGATTCGCTCTGATAAGATTTGCTCATAGTATTTATCCAACTTTATATCTGAGTTTTGGGATACAAATTTTCCATTTTTTTCTACACCCATTATATCAAATAGCTTGCAAGAGTATATAGCTTCACACTCTGTCGGTCCAGATTTTCTAAAATCTATTAATTTAATTGTAGCCCAATCAAAATAAATAGTCAAATGTTTCTCAAATAACTCTTTTAATGTTTCTTTTTCGTCTTTAGTCGATATGTAAATAGAAGGAATTTTATTTTTATTGTCAACTAAGAACTTAAAAAAGTGATCACTATCTATTGGTGCGTCTTTGCGAAACATTGAAACTAGTAAAGATATTTTAGTTCTCATCTGAATCAGCTGTAACCTCTGGTGAAACTTCAGTATTTTCTACTTCTGTTTTACTAGATGTGTATTGCTTATATATGTTTTCTAGAGCCTGAATTTTATTTAAAGTAAACACATAACTTTCAAGAGCCTCATTCAGTTTTGTGACACTATCTGTATCATTAGAAGATGAAACAATACGATTAATCTGAAAACCTACTTCTTCAAGAGTATTCTTGTATCTAGAGTGTAGCAGTCCAAAAACTTCCATTTAATTCTCCTTTTAATTAGTTAAAAACCAAGCTATACCATTTAGCCTGTTGATTATTTCCTGTTTTTCTACAGCGGTAATACTATGTAATTCTTCCCCTGTTACTTCCATTATAGCCTCTACGAGAAATTCGTCAAGCATCTCATACTTTCCCCTCATGGAATCACCAAAGAAATTTTTCGCAGCAGAAACATATATGTCATTAAACTCCTGCTGATTAAAAGAGGACCAATTTGCCATTCTATCAGCACACACCATATTGAAGATTGCAATACTTAGACGATCTTCATCTACTGTAACTATATCGGCAACCTTGCTTACCGCACTTGAAACATTCTCTGAAGGCTGAGATAGTCCTAGATTGACTACCTCAACCTCGTTGAGAACTGTAAGTGTTTCCAGCACATTCTTGCCAAATATGCCGAATAGAATAATCGCAACTCCAGCAAGACGAAATAGAGCATTATTCATTTTTTACCTCGACTAGCATTGGAAATACTTCATCTAATTTATCACATGCCTTATGTAAACTAGCATCATGACATGCAATTCGTAGTCTTTCCCATTTTGCAACAATTGCGGTTAGTTTAGCTTCTTTCTTTTGTTTGCTAACTTTTATTCCAGCTAAAAATTTTACAACTTCATTCTTGAAAGAGAAGCTTACAAACACAACACCAACAGCAATCATTATCCATTGCGTGGTATCAACTTTACTTAAAAGTTCTGACAACATTACTACTCGTCCTTTGCGTTATTACGTGCCCACTTGACTACTGTGTCAATAACTACAGCAACAACTGGAACAAGTAGAGGCCCATAACCACCTAAATCTGCATTTGCTAAATTTTCACCAACAAACGTTAAGCCAGCAGCGAGTGCCACAAGAGCAGCATTCTTGCCTAGAATTAGGACATCGTTTACGTTAAGAGAAAACGCTTTTGAGTCCTGAACAGTTACCTTTGCCATTTTAAATCTCCTTATCGTGATTGTAAAATAAACTCTTTCGCATGATATGGGCATGGCGTACTGTGACCATCCCCATGTGTTATCTTGCCACTACCCTTACAAGCACACTTATCAGGATCAGGATCTGGTTTCGTGCTGTCTGGTATAATTGGCACAACTGGCACATCCTTGAGCACTTCTTGTTCAGCAATTTGAAAAGCGTTGTTAGCACTTTTAGTTTTGTCGCTGATATCCTTTTGTATTTCTACATTCTTAACAGTGCAGCCCGCAAGCAACACTAATGTCAATAAAAAATATTTCATTCTTTAGAATACCTCATCTATGGTCCAATCGACATTACGTGGCGGGAAACCATCTACGTCGCTAAACACCCAAGCACCACCACCCCTGAGCATTCCTGCGGCATCACCTTGGCGAATCCAGAAACTGCCGTCTGGCTGGTCAAGTCTCTTAGGACCGCCATTCCACTGGCCCCATGAATTTTGGACCAAGAATAATGTCTCATTATAAATCTCACGAGAATCATCCATAGCTACCCACGCCATCGCGTGACTCCATGAGCCAGATTTTCTAGCTATGCCATGCTTGTCTCTACGTGATGAAAATCCATAACCACTACATACACTTATGGCATACCCATTGGCAATAGCGTCCCGTGCTTCTTCTACGCTACGAATATTACTGATTGTTTTTACCTGATGCTTTGCTCCCTCCTTGGTTACATCAGATGGAACACCACGCCTGCCCCATCCAGCACCAAGACTTCCATTATACTTGGAAAGATCAACAAATCCATAGTCTTTTCTTAGAAGAACGCCGCCCTTTTGGTGTACCCATCGAGCAGCACCAGAACATGACATGCCCTGACCACCATGACCTCTCGATCCATAAATACCTTCTGTAGCACTTCTTGTAACCCATGACTCACGATCACCACCAACAATTTCAGTACTACGTGTTACATCAATTGCATTGCGTGTAGAGTGACTGACACAATCTCCTGTGGTTTGTCGTTCCGATGGACCAAAACCAGCGTCAAACTTTTGTACGTTTTTGTATAAAAGCACACGCTTTCCTTCGCCGCTGCCAACAAGATCCCAAGCAGCAGCACCGAATATAGGATTTGGAAGTTCGCCAAGAAGCTTTGCTGTATCTTCTGGATCACAATAGCCCCCAGTAAATCCATTTTTATAGGCGTCAAGTAAGCTTCTTGGTGTATTAAAGTCTACAGACATTTACTAGCTCCTTAGTTGCGTTCTCCCATGAGAATTTTTTACCAGTTTCTATTCCTTTGTGGTTTATTTGCAGCTCGCCAGATTGTTTCTTCTTATGAACATCAAGCATATAGTTCTTTAATTGCTCTATTTGGTTATCAGCGATTTCAGCCCAAAAACCCACATCACCCCTAAAGAAAATACCATCAAATGCAGTTTCTAAATTATCTATTTCAATAAGCATGGAATTTTCATTATTGCAGAATTCAGTGTGTGCAGAATAGGCGGTTGTTATAACTGGTTTTCCAATAGTCATCATTTCAAGTACCTCCAGATTCCAGCCTTCAGCCTTAGAGGGGAACACCCCACAATCAGCAAGCTTCATGATATTATACACATCTTGATGGGTCTTTTGCCTTGGTATTATGCGTATCTTATGTCCAAGAGGTGAATTTTTGTATAGATTATTCCAATCATCATTTCTTTTCCCAAGAAATGGATTTTCTGCCATGATCCATAGCTCTACATCGTCATGTTCAGTGAAGGTATCGTTAAATGCTTGTAGCAGTATGTCATGACCCTTTCTTTTTTCCCACTTTCCACAATTAAAAAATACAGTAGTAGATCTAATATTTATTGGTACTGGTTTAAAAATATCACTGTCTACGCCAAGTGGAACAACATGAACTTGTTCATCGTTGAATTTAGTTTCTTCTATTATGATTTCTTTAGCCCACTTAGAGCATACTATAATTTCATCACAATGATGTAGACTTACTTTTTCGTGGGTGCTAAAATTATTTAACTCAAAGATAGGAAACCCAAAATACTTTCCTCTGCCTATTCGCTGCATTAAATCATGTTGATGCCATATTTTTACGCAAGGATATTCTGGATTGTGATATAATTGATTATTTAAAGCCGCATGAACAACACCAGTTTCATCTACTGGCTCAACCTTGTTCGCTATGGGGTATAATGTGACACGTTGATTATGTTTATAAAGCTGCTTAGTAAAATTAAGTCCAGCATATCCATATCCAAGTGTATTTATTGGTGCAATCAAATTGATCATGTTAGTCCTTCTTAAATAGCAATAATAAGTTTAGTAATTCGTTTGGCTTATGCGAAATCGTACCGAAATGATGAAATATACGTTTTTCAGCACATAACTTTCTTAAATCTATTTCATAATCTCCCCATGTTGAAGATGATATTGGGCTTGGTCCGTCTTTGTATTCGCATGTTGTTTGAATCTTATTGCTCTCATGAATATAATTTAAATAAGAGCCGTAAAATCCTTCATCAATCATAGTATTTAAGTCATATGTTAAATATTTTTCAGCAAGCTTATGTGGATTAGACAAGTCCCATCCATGCATATTATAATAGTTAATCATTTCAATGCAAGCTTTTCTTGACATTGCGAAATAATCACAACTCATATGAACAAAGTTTACGCCTTCTGAGAAAGATTTGTAAGAGCCTGGATATAAGCTGTCATAAAATTTCATTTTATTTTGGGTATATTCATGGCTGCCATTTGTAGAATTAAAATAGCAACAATGAGGAACTATAAAATCGCTATTTAAATAATTTCTTATATTGATGTCAGCACGAAGCACAACATAATCTAAATCTGTGACTATCATCATATCATAGTCTGTCTTTAAAAACTCATTTAAATATAAAACTCTGGAAGTCATCATAGAATTCCAATTTCTACCAACTAGCTTAATAAAGTTTTCTAATGTTTTATTATTTTTATAAGACAGATTAGAGACGCTAATGTCATACTTATGATAGTATCTTTGAAGACCGCCAACCGCTTCGTCAAACCATATAGGTTTTTTGTCATATCCATCATAATAATAAGTAATTATTTTCATAGAACTATCTTTAATTTAGAATACAAATCTCTAGCAAAGTAACCACCAGAAATCCAATTTTTGTCCATGTCAGACAAATAATTATATGTATCAACAATTATACTGTCATCTAAAAGTTTTGCTTGTGCTTCCTCTAGGCTTTCAAAATAAAAAGGATAATCTTCGCCAAGGTATTCTACTACTGCTGGTATTTTATTGATCAATAATGGTGTATTTCTTACTATAGATTC